TATTTGATGGAGCAAACTTGAATTTTAAGACAAAGAAAATAAAGGTAAAAGATACATACGATACAATACTTAGATTCACTAAATTAGAACTATCTATTGTATTATTCATTGTATTATACAATTATATTTTTTAGAATATTACTCATTATAATATATGCATCCTTCCCTTGTGGAACCGACCATTCATTCTATTCTACAGTATGAATTAAAGAATAGTCATGAAAGTAAATTTAACAGAGATAGTTTCTATTTGAATAGTTTTGGGTTTATCTTTATCCTTTCCATGTTAGGTCTCATTTTATGGACTCATTACAAAGATAAACAAGATATTCCAGCTCGAATCTTGAGAGAACGTAAAAAAAAAGAATACGTCATGTCAAAATTACATTACTATCAAAGAATCAAAGAACAAGAGTACAGTGGGATTCCTTTTTTATCCAAATAACTATATGGAGGCCTACTACAAAGAACGAAAGAAACAATTAAACGCTCATTCAAGAAACATTAAGAAATTGGTCAAGGCGGGACGGTTAGAAGACATACCCCGACTCAAAAAAGAATATATACAACTTCTTACCAAACCACCCCCGTTCAAACGAGACGTTTACATGACTGAATACGAGTATGGACAACGATTGAATCGCCTTATCCAAGAATCTGAGAATAAATTTATTGAACTTAAATTAGACCTTTGTTATGACCTTCATGAAGGTCTTAGAGAATTTGACAAAGCTGACAAAGAATGTACGCAATTGAGAAAAACACGAGATGCCATCTTACTCAAAAAAAAAGAAAGAGAACTTCTTGAGGAACGAATCAAAAAACAACGTCAAGAACAACTGAAAGGGCTCATGGAAACCTATTTCTTTTTAGAAAACGAAGACAAAAAAGTCACGTACAAAGAAATCGAATCCCTATCTTCCGGAATGTCAAATCCAAATCGAAAGGTGATTGCTTATGAAATCGAACATAAAGAACATGAATATCGGCTTATCCAACTTTATGACCAAGTAAATCCTGTAAAAATATCTACCTAGTCTAATGAAGCTGGATATTCGTTATTTTATAGTGAGTCTTTCCTTAGGTTTGTTTTATGTCTATCTTTCTGATGATAAACCCGTGATGGTAATCTACCCTACCCCAGAAAACATCGACCTTTTTCAATATAAAAAGTCAGGTACTTGTTTCTCGTATGATTTCCACGAGGTGACTTGTCCAATCAATTCACGCAATCAAGACGTGTCTAAAGATAAAAAATAGGAATAGATTATATGAAAATACTCACTTGGAATATCCTAGCAGAAGAATGGATAAAACCAGAATATTATCCCACTATTCAAGATTTTAGCATCATGAATAGTGATAATAGAATCAAACTCATTTTAAAAAAATTAAAAATGGAGAATGCGGATATCCTTCTTCTTCAAGAAGTCACCGATATACACTATGACAAATTATATAAGTATTTTAACCATAGTTATTATATCTCCTCATTGCGTGCGATTCCATGGACATCGCAAAAGACTTCTTCTGGAAATATCACTTTGGTAAGAAAAACCCTTTGTAAAAAAATATACGAATCACCACTTGACTATGGCGTCTTTGTAAAAGCAGACGATATAGCGATTTACAATGTTCATTTAGATGATGTCTCTTTTACGAAACGAAAGAAACAACTCGACCGTCTGCGTCCAAGAATAGAGAATGAAAGATGTGTCGTGCTAGGCGGAGATTTTAACCAAGAATATAAAGAACATTGTCTTTTGTACAAATTTCCAGAAGTGACTGTTCATAATAAATGTATGACCTATTTTGTAGAGAAAAATATGAACATCGACAATATTCTTACCAAAGGCTTTAGAGTATCTAAAGACAATTGTCAGTTTGTACCTTCAACCGTACCTCAAGGATTACGTATCTATGGTTCTGACCACATCCCTGTTACCACGATTGTTTATTAACCATACGATTGGTTCCTAGGGTCAATGGTAAAAAATAAAAAGAGTATATAGTATGGCACAATTTGACCTTTTTGTCTCTGTTCTTTTAGGATTAGGTGTTTCCCTTATCTTTAAATTATGCTGCGAGTCTAGAAGTTGTGTGGTCTATCGTGCGCCATTACTCGATAAAGTGATACGTTATGAAAATAAATGTTATACCCCGACCGAACGTGTAGAGACCTGTGACGCATCTAAAATCCAGGTCGATGTCAATGAGTAAAAATATCCATTTTTGTATCCATACTATCTTTATATGGAAAATACAACCAATATTAATGATTTACCCATTGACAACAATCCGCCATCTTCAACCGAATTACCTGAACAAAACATTCGACAGAATCCACCCATGGACGATTCTGTTTATTTAGAGCCCGAAATCAAGAAACGTGTTCGATTTAGTCCTGTTATTGAAAAAAGTTCTTCTTTTCAAGAAAAACATAAGATTATTTTATTGGCAACCCTATTCTTTCTTTTGTTTAGTGATAGCAAAGTAAAAATATATCTTATGAATATCCTTGTAGTCATCTTCGGAGATGCTTTACGTACTTCGGCGGGTGGTTCGTCCAAGATTGGACAAGTGGCCTATTCGATATTGTATGGACTATTGCTTGTACTGTTGGTCTCTTTTATCGACCTTTCTTCCTTCTCGTTGTAGTATTGCCATATGGCATACAGATAGGTCATATAGATGGCAAGTCGTAACGCAGACATCATATCGATGAATACCGATTTGTAGTTTTTGTTCAGTTCTTTGTTCTGTTCTTTGTAATACTCAAGGTCGTTTTTGGAAACTTCAAGTTCTTCCTCGAGCAATTCAATCCGTTCAAGGTGTTCTTTATTCTGTTCAAGGAGTTCTTTGTTTGCTTCTTCCGCAAATTTAGACACTTTCACATACATATTCTCACAAAATATACTACGCTGTCGTGCAGTATATTTTGCCTTGAACTGGTCTTCCAAGATGAGGTCACGAATCAATTGTTCAATCGACATTTTTATCTCACTTGAATTCTTTTCCGAGTGATCAATTTTTTTCGTGAAGGTCTATATTGAAAGAAATTAGTTTTCTTACCCTTTCGTTGGTCGTTTTCTCTTTTTTTGCGAATCTCTTCTAGAGTGATTTGTTTTCCATAACAAGGTAGTTGAAATCGCGTCATGAGAGAGTGTGAATCATCTTTGATTTGATTCAGTAAATAACAATAAGAAAGTAGTTTCCGTTTGGATAGATGTTTGATATTCACAAATGAGAGAGTATAATATAAACTGAGACAAGTATCATAGGACGCCAGTTTATGCTTTTGATAGACATTGTAGTTCATACAAGAGTCTGCTAAAATGACATACACCATTGGATACGTTTCAATGTACACTTCGTATACTTTTATGAGTTTATTCTCGTAAAAAGTATACTTCACGTCAAACTCTTTTAGCTTTGTCCATATCTCTTCAATCGTTTCAGACAAAAGAAAGATGACCGGCTGCTGTTTTTCTTTGTATTTATCTGGAAAAAGATCTTGCCAATAATACATGGAATAATCTCCAAGCAATACATACTCCTTCAACTTTTGGATAACTTGTTTGACCAGCTTCTGAGGAACCTGGAGGATAGGTCGAATGTCGCATTTACGAATTAAAAAAGGATGGTGCCTGTTCAACAGTTCAAGTCTTTGAAATACCTTTTTCCATCGAGACAAATCACCTAGTGGTCGTGAAAGTTCTTGATGCATACTCATTCGCAAATAATTGTAAGGAACATAATGGATACCCTCTCTAGTGAAAGACTCGACAAATAAGTTTTTGAATAATTCAGGTTCAAGTTGGGTCATATCTACCAAGGGCAAGTAATTGACAAAGAGTTTATAGGTTCCTTGAAACATGGAGGGTTTTACTTCAATCGTTTTAAATTCGGGATAAAGATGGTCCGCGAGTGATTGAATATCTTTTTTTGCGTCGGTAGAAAAGAAATCATAGTCGGGTATATCAGAATCTTGATAAAATTGAACATCTGTAGGTAACGCACGATTGATAGCTGTTCCACCATACCCAATGAGGTGTTTGTCTCGAATAAAATTTTCTATCTTGACAAAAAGTTCTGGTTTGGTATAGGTTTCCTTTTTATATTTTTTTTGTTCAAGTTGATTCACGAGAATTGCATTCTCTAGTTGCTCCATACTATACCTAGGTATTTTAGATTAAACTTCTGGTTGTTTGATAATCGACGTCTTAAAAAACTCATTATAATTCATCAAATAGCTATCGTTCATTTGAAAGTTGATTCCAATGAATTGAAACCCTTGTAGCATCCCAACCGTATAAAAATCATAATTGTTACTTTTCGGACTGTAATCTGGATAGAGTACGTTCAAGCGATTCTCGTTTGGAGTGATGCCTGATTCGACGATATCCATCGCGTCAGATTCTCGATAGATTTGATTTGTCAATGTACCCAATTCTAATGCGGTAATACTAGCAAGAGTGCTATTTTCATATCCATTTAGACCCGTAATATCCACCAAAATTGTCACCTTTCCATAAAAGGATGAAATGGGTTCTTGGTCTACGGGTACAGAGTACGCCGCCTTAAATAGCTTATTTCCAGAAGAGTTTCCATAGCCAAACAAGGATTGAAGTACATCACCCATTTTATTGTAAATTTTCAAATTTGAACTTTGAATACGAAAGATAAGGAATAAAGGGTCTTTTATATTCGGACAATTTGCGATATCGTACATAAACATTTGTTTTACTTGAGACATAGTCTTTGTAAAAGGAAGACTATTGTAAGATTCTTTGTATTTTTTAGAATCAAGTGTAGAGGTCGCAATAACTGGTTCTCCGTGGAGAGAATAGATTGTAAAATCCAAAGCACGAACACCTTGTTTCGCACAATTCATGAGAGCACATGAATCGACATATCCATTTTTTATGTCACCATTACAGCAACAATTATATGCGGTCTTGATAAAAGTTCTACATATAGGTAATTTCAAAATATCTTCACCTAATTTTCCCATATCCAGTATGGGATACATTTTGATAAGGTCACAATTGTATTTTTGTTGTCGTACCGCTAAAAAAATGTAATATAGAATAAAGAATAGAATCACGAGTATGAGCGATGACGCAATCGTATCTTTGTTCATATAAGAACCTAGATAATTGGTCATTGTTCCCATCATTTCTGACATACGATATATGTATATTTAAATATAAAAATTTTATGTTTATCTTATAAATGGGTGGGGGATTATTGAACATCATCTCTTACGGAAATCAGAATATCATGTTGAATGGGAACCCAAGCAAAACCTTTTTTAAAACGGTCTATGCCAAATACACAAACTTTGGGATGCAAAAGTTCAGACTGGATTATGAAGGTCAGCGAACTTTGAAGCTCAACGAAGATACCCACCTCACCTTCAAAGTACCCAGACATGGTGAACTCTTCATGGATGCGTTTTTGGTATTTAATCTACCTGATATATGGAGTCCTATTATTCCACCTTCTTCAACAGAAGATTGTTGGCGACCTTATGAGTTTCGATGGATTAAACACATTGGCTCGAATGTGATTAAAAGAGCAAGAGTTGTGATTGGTGGTCAAACCATTCAAGAGTTCTCGGGCGAGTATTTGAAAAATATGGTAGACCGAGACTTTAATGGAGATAAAAAAGATTTTTTTAACAAGATGACCGGACATGATGTGGAATTATACAAGCCAGATGTTGCGTTTAACAGGTACAATCGATACCCCCATAGTTTTTATATAAATGCTCCGTTAGAGCCTTCCTTACGAGGAAGGACCATTTACGTACCGCTTCATTTTTGGTTTATGAATTCAGCAAAGATGGCTATACCCCTTGTGAGTCTTCAATACCACGAGATGCAAATTGTCCTTGAGCTTAGACCCGTTAGAGAACTATTTACCATTAACGATGTCTCACTTACCAAAAAAGAAGGGTTTTCTCACTTTCCGATACAGCCAAACTTTTCGAATGAATATCATTCCATGTATCGATTCTTACAACAACCACCAAATTTCACATTAGATGCTTCAAGTTATCCAAATAAAAATGGATTATGGGATAGTGATATTCATTTAATGACCACCTATGCCTTTTTAACAGATGAAGAATCTAGAGCATTTGCTGCGAGTGAACAACGATACTTGATTAAAGACATTCATGAATCGAAACACACCAATATTACAGGAAGTCGACGAGTTCGTATCGATACGAACGCGCTAGTCTCTTCGTGGATGTGGAATTTTAGAAGAAGTGACGCATACAAACGTAATGAGTGGTCTAATTACAGTAATTGGGATTATGAAAATAGACTACCCGACAATGTCAACCCAGCACCTTCAATTAGTTCTTATTCTGTGAATAGAACATTTATTGGACCTGGTTCGGATTTTACAGCTACACCCGATAACCGAATTCTTACTTCTTCGAATGGCTATTATATTTCACCAAAACTTTCTACGAAGAATATCAAGCAAATCCTCCTATCTCTTTCTATTTTATTCGATGGTAAATTTAGAGAATTCTCTTTTAATCCAGGAGTCTATAATTATATGGAGAAATACAAGAACTCGAATGGATTTTCTGACGATGGTTTATATTCTTATAGTTTTAGTTTAAATACAAGTCCTTTCGAATTACAGCCTTCTGGTGCTATTAATCTTAGTAAATTCAAAACCATTGAAATGGATATTACAACGATTCTACCTGATTTAGACCCAAATGCGAACTTTCAAGTCATTTGTGATACAGAAGGAACTATCATTGGAACCACTCAGAAAGATATTCTCTATATTTATGGGTTCGATTTGTACTTAGCAGAAGAGAGATATAATTTGTTAAGGTTTATCAGTGGAAACGCTGGACTACTCTACACAAGATAAGT